AAGATCGAGACGCCGACGGCCCCGTCCTGGCCGAGGACCTCTTCGCCGCCAGCAAAGGGATCTCGACCCCTCGAAGATCGAGACCGGAAAGCAAGTGGGAACAGGGAACGCCAGGAACACTGCCAGCAAAGGGATCTCGACCCCTCGAAGATCGAGACCTGGGACATGGGGCGTTCGCCCTGCTCTTCGCACCACCCCAGCAAAGGGATCTCGACCCCTCGAAGATCGAGTCTGGCCGATCGCATGCACGACCGTCGAGCTCGAAGCGCCCCCAGCAAAGGGATCTCGACCCCTCGAAGATCGAGACAGGTAGTACTGGCCCCTGGAGTACCTCGGAAACGGTGCCAGCAAAGGGATCTCGACCCCTCGAAGATCGAGACACCCTCATTGACATCGAGCTGGCAGCGGCAGCCAGCTGCCACGTCGAGGAATGACGTGACGCCGGGCCGTCGCGATCTCCTCGCGGTCCTGCAACGCACGAGGCAAGAGTTCGTCGCTGACACATGCGGCGTGACGCGCGCGGAGGTCTCGAGGTGGGCGACGGGGGACCGAACGCCCTCGGAAGCGTCCAGGGGCGCACTTTTTCGGCGGTACGGAATCCCGCGTGATTCGTGGGTCCCGCCGAAGCGTTCACCTGGTTCACCGCGCCTATAACGGACGTTGGTACCACCGACATAGCGTCACGTAGCGCAATGTCACTTCGTGGGCTTGCGTCAAGTCGCTGGTGACGTCCTCTCCGCCTTGCTGGGCGTGAGCACGTACTCGCGATCGACGTCGCCGTTTCCTGGGATCGATTCGCCGCAGGTCGAGCGCGTGCGCGAGGCGATGGGCGGCCAGCTCTCGCCGCTGCCGACGACGCAGACGCGGTGGTACCTCTCGGATCTCGAGAGCGCGGAGCTGTCCGCGGATCGCGGCGACCTCTCGAGCGCGTCGCGTCTGATGCGGTCGGCGCGCAAGGACGGCGTCTATTCGGGCGTCCTCTCGACGCGCACTGACGGACTCGTTCGGCTGCCGAAGGTGTTCCGCGGCAACGCGAGCATGATCGCGGCGCTCGAGCTTGGGCACGCAGAGACGCGCGCCGTCTTCGACGAGATGTTCCCGCCGACGGAGTTGGGGCTACTCGCGAAGGACGGGATCGAGATCGGCGTGGGCGTCGGCGAGTTGGTGCCCGTCGAGGGTCGCGACTATCCGGTGTTCGTCCGGCTCGACCCCGAGTTCTTGCTCTACATCTGGAGCGAGAACCGTTGGTACTACCGCTCGATCGCGGGGCTCCTTCCGATCACGCCAGGTGACGGTCGATGGATCTTGCACACGCCGGGCGGGCGCATGGCGCCGTGGCAGCACGGGCTTTGGCGCGCGATCGGCCGCGCGTACATCCGCAAGGAGCACGCGAATCTCTACAAGGACGCGTGGGAAGCGAAGCTCGCGAATCCCGCGCGCGTCGGCGTGGCGCCTCCAGGCGCGAGTGAAGAGCAGCGCGGCGGCTTCATCGCGCAGCTCATGGCGTGGGGCGTCAACTCCGTCTTCTCGCTTCCGATCGGATGGGATGTCCGCCTGATCGAGTCCAACGGCCGAGGGTATGACTCGTTCGTCAAGACGATCGCCGACCAGAACAACGAGCTGGTGATCGCGGTCGCGGGCCAGACGGTCACGACCGACGGCGGCGCAGGATTCCAAAACTCCGACATCCACAAGTCGATCCGCGCCGACCTGATCAAGAGCACGGCCGACGCGCTCGCGTACACGATCAACACGCAGGGGCTCCCGCAGTGGGTCGTCGCGAACTACGGCGAGGAAGCGCTGCGCGACGGCGTCGCGGTCGCGTGGGACGTGACGCCTCCGAAGGATCGCAACAGCGAAGCGCTGTCTCTCTCGACGGCTGCGGACGCGATCGCGCGTCTCACAAAGACGTTCGCGGAGCACGGCAAGGAGATCGATGCCGAGGAGCTTGCTGCACGGTTTGGCGTTCCGATTGCCGGAGACCTGGCACGCGACGCCACGCCGACGCGGCTTGATCTTGCTCCGACGGACATCGCGAAGGTGGTTAGGGCACGCGAGGCGCGAGCGTCGCAAGGCCTGCCGCCGTTCGGCGACGATCGAGACGAGAAAACAGTTTCCCTTCTCGGCGAGTCGGAAGCGGCAAAGGACGGCCTGCGCGTCGTCCGAGGTGGTGCGGCATGACGCAGCGCTTCGAGCCCCGTGGACCGCTCGCGCTCGACCCGCAGGCGTTCGGCATGGTGATCATGGGCCCGCCACCGCCGCCGGTGGTGACGATGCGCGGCGACGTTGCCATCGTGGATATTCGCGGGCCTCTTCAGCACCACTTCGATCCGTTTTGCGACTCGTACGACGCGATCAAGGGACGGATCGCCGAGGCGCTGGCGAAGAGCCCGCGCGCGATCGTGATGTCGATCGACTCTCCCGGCGGCGCCGTCTCGGGATGCTTCGACACCGTGCGCGAGATTCGCGCGATGGTGGCCGCGTCCGGGGTGTCCATCCGAGCCCATGTCACCGGTCACGCATGTTCCGCGGCCTACGCGCTCGCATGCGCTGCCGAAAAGATCGTGATCGGGCAGACGGCGATCGTCGGCTCGATTGGGATCATCGACGCACTCGTCGATGCCACGGCGCAGGACGCCGCGGCGGGCGTCCGCTTCCAGCTAGTCGGCTCGACTCGCGGGAAGGGTGACGGGAACCCGCACGCGAGCATTTCCGCCGAAGCGATCGCCGAGTCACGCGGTCGCGTCGAGAAGCTCGCCGAGGTGTTCTTCGGTCTCGTCGCCGAGTCGCGCGGGCTCTCCGCCGACTTCGTGCGCGGACTCGAAGCCCGCCAGGCATGCGGTGCCGAAGCTCAAGCGCTGCGTCTCGCCGATGAGGTGAAGACGCTCGAACAACTGATCGCCTCGCTCTCTGCCGAGGCCAGCAACAGCGAGGAAGTCATGGACGACTACAAGGACGCGATCGCGAAGCTTCGCACCGCTGCCGAGGGCGACGACGAGAACGCCAAGATGGCGCGCAAGATGCTCGCCGCGATGGAAGACGAGCCCGAAGAGAAGAAGGACGACGAGGAAGAGGGCAAGGCCGAGGGCGACGAAGAGAAGCCCGAAGAGAAGAAGGACGACGAGGAAGAGGGCAAGGCGAAGGCGCTCGTTGCGCTCTCCACGCGCGTCAACGCGCTCGAGAAGAGCGGCGCCGCGGCCCAGGCCGTGATCGAGCGTCAGGCACGCGAGGCGCTCCGCTCCGCGCGGCCGGACGTGTCGGCGAGCGTGCACGACGCGCTCTCGATGCTCTCGGTGGGCGATTACGAGAAGGCGCTCGGCAAGATCCCGAGGCCGGCGGCCCCCGCTCCAGCCGCTACCGCGACCGTCACCGGAACGCGTGGTGCGCATCAAGGCGGCGTCTCCCAGTTGCCGAACGACCGCGCCGCGGAGATCGCGCGCGTGATGGGCGTCGGCGCTCAGGCGCAATACGGCGTCGTGCAGGAAGAGAATCGAATGGTGTTCGGCGCTCCGCTCCCCGCGACGCCGGTGACCGGAAAGGGCGCGTGACGACATGGCCGACCGAATGACCACCGAGGACAATTGGGGCTATGCAGCCCTTCCGCTGACCTCGTCCAGCGTCGCCGTGAAGGGCGAGCTCGCGTGCATCGACACCTCGACCGGCAAGGCCGAAGTGGGTGGCACGAGCGAGACGCTTCTCCCGATCGGCTACTTCCTCGAGAGCAAGACCGGCGACGGCACCGAGACGATCAAGATCCGTCTCTTCCAGGAAGCGAAGCTTCACTGGTGGGACAACGACGACTCGCCGAACGAGGTCGCCGCGGCGGATGTCGGGTCCGAGGTCTACATCAAGGACGGCCGCACGGTCTCAACGCTCAGCACGAACCGCTCGAAGGCGGGGCGCGTGTGGGCGGTCGATGCGAATCTCGGCGTGCTCATCGAGGCTGGCATCGGCGTGACGGGTCCGACCGGCGCGACGGGCGACGGCGTCACCGGCGGCAGCGTCGCGACGACGACGGCGCTCAAGGCCGTGGCCGCGGTGGACCGTGCCGACGGGATGATCGTCATGGTGCGCGCCGACGGATCGCTCTGGCGGTTCGTGTCGGCGAGCACGGCGGCAACCGATGTCGCGGAAGAGCTGGTCCTCATCCCGGGCGCAGGCACGGGGCGATGGCTCCGCGCGGACAAGTCGTTCATCGCGAAGATCCCGGTCGCGTTCGGTATGGACGATACCGATCTGATCTGGACCATCCCCGTCGGCATGGCCGTGCGCCTCGTCGGCCTTCCCTTCTGGGAGGTGACGACGGAGTGGGACGGTGGCTCGGCATCGACGATCGGCGTCTCGTCCACGGTCACCGGATACGACACGCCCGGTGACATTCTCGGCGGCGCCGCAGGCGACGCAAACGCGACGCTGCAAGTCGGCGTCATCCCCGGAACGATCGGCGCCGAGCTCGACAACGAGGCGGACCGTCAGGCGTTCGTGATGATCGCAGGCGATGACCTCGTCTACGACGAAATCACGTCGGCCTTCACCTCGGGCGCGGGCTTCGTCTGCGTTCCCGTCGCCGTCATGCACACCGCCTGATAGCGGGCAACCCCGAAAGGCACAGGTAAACGACGATGTCCGCAATCACCCCCGAGTTCCTCTTCGAGCTCGAAAAGAACATGAGAGTCGTGGGGGCCGAAGAGTTCCAGCGGCTCAACACGAACCTCTGGTGGAATCGCGTGGCAAAGCGACTTCCGTCGGGTTCGAAGGCCGAGCGTCTGATCTGGCTGCTCGACACCGCGAACATCCAGCGTCTCGAAGACGGTCAGGTCCGATTCTCGGATCTCGTCTCGGTGACGACGGAGTACGAGAATCTCTTCGCCGGAAACAGCCTCAAGCTGAAGAAAGCGCAGATGGAGGATCTCGAGAACGGCGTCGCCGGTGGCGAGGCGCTCCGTCTCTCGGCGGCGTGGATGCGGCAGACCGCGGCGCTCTCGGCCTACTGGCCGCAGAAGCAGGTCGCCGCGGCCATCCGTGCAAACGGCACGACGTACGACACGAAGACGTTTTTCGCGACGGATCACCCGGTCAACCCGTTCAACACGGGCGCCGGAACCTTCGCGAACCGCTTCACGAGCACGGCGTCTGGTATCTACCCGGGCGCGCTTCCGATCGACTCGGCCACGGTCACGGTAGACGAGGCGGTCGCGAACATCGCGAAGGCGATCGCCTACATCGCGAGCATCAAGATGCCGAACGGCGAAGACCCCCGCATGCTTCGGCTCGGCGGGATCATGGTGCCGCCGGCTCTCACAGCTCGGGCGCAGCAGATCACCAACGCGAAGTTCATCGCGCAAGCGGCGGGCAGCGCGGCGGGATCTGGCGACATCGAAGCCGTGGTTCGCAACTTCGGACTCGGTCAGCCGATCGAAGCGCCGGAGCTTGCCTCTGCGTTCACGGGCGGATCCGACACCTCCTATTACCTGATCATGGAGGACATCACGACGAGCGAGCTCGGGGCGTTCACGTACGTCGATCGAGAGCCATTCTCGGTCGCCTTCCACGGTCCGCAGACGTCGGCCGAACTGACGCGCAAGCGAGAGTTCGAGTGGCACAACGCGGGCCGGAACGTGGTCGGCAACGGCCATCCCTACCTGCTCTTCCGCTGCGAAGCGACCTGATCCACTGGCAGGCGCGCGCGGCTGAACCGCACCTCGAAGCGCGCGCCTGCCGGGACTTCTACCCCGGCACATGGCGTACCTGACCAAAGACGAGTTCACGCTTCTATCGCCGCTTCCGGCGGAGTGGCTCGACGACGTCGAAGCGTCGGCGGTGGGCTTCATCGCGGCGCAACTCGCCGCGAGGTCGGGCGCGATCGACGCGCGTCTTCGCAAGCGGTACGCGGTGCCGTTCGAGCTTCCTGCGCCGGAGATCGTCCGGCTCTGGCTCTGCGACGTCGTCACGCTCCGCTGCTTGTGGAAGAAGGGCGTGCCGGCGACGGACGAGATTTACGTGGACGTGAAGGCGGCGGCGGACTCTGCCGAGGCGCAGATCCTCGAAGCCGCGAACGCGACGGATGGCCTCTTCGACCTTCCGCTTGTGGACGGCGGTAGCGCGATCTCGCGCGGCGGTCCACGCGCGTACACCGAGGCGTCTCCTTACGTCGGCTTCGACTCGCAGAGCGAGACGGGCCGCAACGAGGATCGCAACGGCCGGGGTACGTCGTATGGCTGACGGGTTCGCCGAGCTCGACGCGCAGATCGCGCGCCTCCGGTCGCTCCCGCACCTTGCGCGCGATTCGGCGCCCGCCGTTGCACGTGCAGTCGAAGCGGAGATCGTGCGCCAGATCGGTCGCGGCGTCGGCCCTGACGGCAAGGCGTGGGCACCAACCGAGGACGGCAATCGTCCGCTACAGAACGCGGCGAAGGCGCTCACGGTGCGCGCGCTTGGAACGACGATCATTTGCCGGCTCGACGGGCCGGAAGCGCGGCACCACCTCGGCTTCGTTCGAGGCGGGAAGGTCCGGCAGATTTTGCCGACGGGGAAGATCCCGGACCCGATGACGCGTGCGATTCGTAGCGTCGTCGAGCGAAAATTTCTCGAGCACATGGAGGTCGGCCGTGGCTGACATCCTCGCCCTCGAGCACCTTTTCGACGCCGTCGTCGCTCGTTTCGCGGCTGATGGCATGAACGTGCCGAACACGTTCGGGTGGCTCGCGCCGTCCGCGCGTGGGCCTGCAACGCGGATCACGTGGGCGCCCGGTGATACGACCGGCGTGCTCGGCGAGATGAGACCGCCTACGCGGCCGGGCAACAACCCGCGATCGATCGCCACGCTCGGAGAGTTGGTCACGGTGACGATCGAGGCGAAGGACGACACGGCCCAAGCGGACGAACGCAAGCAGTGGAGGGCAGCGCGACTGCTCTACGATGCGTGGTGGCTCGCGGCGTATCTCGCGCTGCCCGGCCAGCTTCGCGTGCGGTCGGCGGCATGGCTGCGTGATCGCAAGGTGCTCGTCGAGGGCGCCGCGCTCCGTGTCGTCCTCGAGATCGACGCGATGATCCCGGATGTCGCGCGCGAAGTGGCGCCGGCCGACGCGGCCTTCGCGGGCACGGTGTCCGAGCTTGATCAAGACGACGTCGTGAACGTCCCAGCAGGAGCCACCCCATGACGCAACCCGGCGTGAACCTGACCGAGATCGACGGCGCTCTCGGCGTCTTGCCCCCGAGCTTCGGCGACATCTTCGCCCTCGTAGGCGTGTCCGACAGTGGATCGGATACGGCGCCTGCGACTTTCGCGCGGACGCAGGACGTGATCGCGGCGTACGGCGGCGGTCCGTTGGTCGAGGCCGCGTGTCACTACATCGAGCGCTTCGGTCGTCCGGTGCTGCTATGCCGGACCGGTCAGACTGTCGCCGGCGACGAGGGTACGCTCGACGACGACGGATTCGCGGGCACGAGCTCTGTCACGCTCGACACTGCGGAGCCGACCGACGACTTCGAGGTCGTATGGGAAGCGATCACGGCCGGTGAGATCGAAACGGCCGGCATCACGTTCCGGTGGTCGCTCGACGGTGGCCGCACGTGGTCGGCAACGACGGCACTCGGCACTGCGACGACGTTCGTGTTCCCCGGAACGGGCGGTGTCAACATCGACTTCGGCGCCGGCACGGTGGTCGCGGGTGACGTGCTCACGTTCCGCACGACGGCCCCGAACTGGAACGCAGCAGAGCTGACCACGGCGCTCGACCTTCTCGCAGCATCGTCCGTGAGCTGGTCGATCGTCCACATCGTCGGTCCGATGGACGGCACCTCGTTCGACGCGGTCGAGCTGGCGTTTGCCGGCTACCACGCCGTGGGCAAGTACAAGACGTGGATCGGCAGCTTCCGCATGCCGACGCTCGCCGAGACGGAGGCGCAATACCTCACGGCGTTCGACACGGCGTTTTCCGCGAAGTCCACCATCTACGGCGCGGTGTGCGCCGGCTCGGTCAAGCTGATCTCCTCGGTGAGCCGCCGTCAGTACAAGCGCCCGTTCGCGTTTCCCGCGGCGGCGTTCGAGGGGTCGGTCGATGACGAGGTGAACATCGCCGACGTCAACCTCGGGCCGTTCAAGGGCGTGTCGATTCGTGACGACAACGGCAACGCGGACGAGCACGACGAGAGCCTGAATCCCGGTCTCGACGACTCTCGCGCCATGGTCGCGCGCACCTGGGACGAGTTCCCCGGTGTCTACGTCAACCGCCCGCAACTGCTCTCGTCCTCGACGAGCGACTTTCAGTTGCTCCCGCATCGTCGCGTGCTGAACCGCGCGAACCGCGTCGTCCGGCTCACGCTGATCCGTCGGCTGAACCAAGGGATCCAGGTGGATAAGTCCACCGGCTTCATCCTCGAGACCGAGGCGCAGGAGATCGAGGCCGTGGTCGAAGCTGCGATGCGTGACGAGCTGATGGCGAAGCCGAAGGCGTCGGCGGTGAGATTCGTTCTTTCGCGGACGGACAACGTTCTCTCGACGAAGACGCTCACCTACCAGGCACGCGTGACGCCGCTCGGATACGTCGAGCTTTTCGACGGCGACATCGGATTTGAGAACCCGGCGCTACAGGTCCAGACGACCGCGTAAGGAGCAGACGATGGCAGACCAAGTCAGAGTCAACGGAAGCGCGGTGTCGTGGGGCTCGATCTCGATCAAGGCCGCGAACCAGCCGTTCTTCGGCTTCACGTCGATCAAGTTCGGCGACAAGCGCGAACGCGTGAAGGGCTACGGACTCGGCCGACACCACGCGCCCACGCGACGATCGCGAGGCAAGTACTCGACGGACCCCGTG